AGTTAGTTTTGTTTTCTCTGCTAGTTTAAACCACCAGTGGTCATCATCCATTGGATTAGTATCCATCCACACACCATGCCAGGTAGGTCCACCATCACGTTGTGTCGGATATCTACCCACACGATGAGTAAGTCCGTCAATAACTGCTTTAGGAAGTTCACGAGCTTCATTTACCCACGCTCCTGTTAGTTCAAGTGATAGTAGTTTTCGTACGTCTTTAGGTTGATCCAATGCTAAAAAAATTACTTCACAATCAATCCCCGCAGCATCACCCCTTGATGGGAGTCTGATGTGATGAGTAATAGGAGGAGTATATAGCATCGGACCAAAAGTGTTTTCTGGGAATAAATCTTGCCATGTTTTAATCGTTGTGGTTTTTAATTCAGGATATGAGTTACGTACAATGACAAATCTTGTATAACGAATACCATCAATAGGTGATGGCTTTTGTCTAACTGCTCGCATCATAATCTCTGCGGCACATGCATAGGATTTACCAGAACCTACAGGTCCCATCAGTCCACGCACGAATGCATCTGACTGTAAAAAGTTCCATGTTGTTGGAGCGGTACTAAAGTCTAAGTCAATCCCAGGGCCATGAAGCGCCTTCTGAGATACTTCTTTTTTGTTAGCCATCTATATCTTTAATTTCTAAAGCTAACAATTGATTAAGCACATTGATCTGTGCTTGTAATGCATCAATAATCTGCAATGACTCCGTTTGGTAAATGTTATTCAATGCATAAGCATCTCGTAACTTTTGTATACGATCTTCTAAATTATTTGGTGCGCTCATTAAATTCCTCCTCAAGTTTTAAACGATTGCCAACTAACATAATATAACCAGCTATGTCTAACCAGTTATCAGTATGATATGGATCTCCATAAAGAATACGACTAATCTTATGTACCACCATATCTAATGATTCTTGCATATCTGAATCTAATCTATACCAATTTCCGTTTCCATCACGCATGGCTTCTTTGGTTGTTTGAATGAAAACACATTTAGATAAGTAATCCCCATGTGTTGCTTGACGCTCATTCAGTATCTTTGTTATCTGGTCCTGTTGTTTCGCCATTATCTATGATCTCTGGTGCGCGTATGTTAATACCTAATACGCTTGGTTTATCGGATTCTTCTGGATTATCTAGTAAGCCAGATGCTTTTGCCAATAGCCTTAATACGCCAACTTTATCCCACAACTCAATGTCCAAAGTCGTATAACTATTGCCTTCCTTATCAACTTTAGTATTCGACTTAATGGACTTAATGGCCTGTAAAGCATGGGGCGGTATATCCTTACTCGGTTTAACTTTAATATTACCTTGCTCATCCCATTCCATAATGTCAGTAAGATTTGTATTCGCCAAACATAAAAGAGAATAGCTAACAGCTTCACGATTCTGTTGTAGCGTAGTCGAACGCTCAAGTTTCTTTTGCAAGCTACGGACACCACCATAGCCAGCAAGAGAAGGGATTGGATTTTTCTTTTTGACTTCATCCATTAGAACGGAATATCGTCAATCATATCGTGGATCGGTGCTGATGCTGCATTAGCTGGAGCAGCCTTTGGTGCTTTTGGTTTACCTAAAGATACAGAAATATATTCAATACCAGAGTGACCACTAAGTTTCTTAGAAACATTTAGGTAAAATAAATTACCATCATGGTCTGCAAATTCACCAGTGAAGTCTGCATGCCAATCTTCTTTCTTATTTTCGTTAATAAACGCTACACCTGTTCCTGGTTTGCGTGGTTTTTGTTCTGCCATTATATTCTCCTTTATTTAATTGGCGTGGGTTTTACTTTTTTCGTCATACATTCTTCGCATATCCATCTGCGATTCTTGCCATGTGCTGCAATCTTCCATTTGCCATTGACACTAAATTTGTATTGGTAGCATGTTGAACAGAATCTATCACCAAGTGGACTAGGTTCTGCGTGTACATACTTATCCTTTAGTTCCATATTCGCTAATAGTCACTACTGCTGATCCTCCTGGTTTAGGTGTACTACGTGCAATTGATAACATATCTATCTGTGAATCGTCATCATACACACCCGCTGACATCAATGCATCTAAAATAGCCTTCAAGCAATTATCGAGATCAAATATACGCCTACTTCTAGGATGAATATAAATATTAACAGAAAGGCGAGCATCGCCAAAAGATCCCACTTTGTCTCTAAAGCAGATGGCTTGGACTGCTGTCTTGAATAATACGCCTTCTTTCGATATGAATCTTCTTTTGCCATTTGCTCTCCAATATGTATTCACTGAGGGTGGATAAGGCAACTCTAATATCATTAAATTATTTTATTCAGTCTTGAATTAATATCGCCACCTTTAGAAAGGTAAGCTTTAATTGCATCATTGATAATACTTGCTTTAGGTTTTTCTTGTTCTTTAGCTGCTTTATCTAATAGCTCAACACTAGAGGGTGTCAATCTTACTAGGAATGGTTTTAATTCGGTACTCATTCTATCTCCTTATACTTGGTTAATTGCTTGACTACTTTCTTCTTAATATCTTTTTGGCCTGTTTTTTTCTTAGGTCTTAAAAATTCAGGCAAAATACAATCAATCGCTTTATAGGCTTTTAGATTAGGTGGATCTTCTCGCCAGCCTGGTGACTTTAATTCCACTTGACCTTTATCATTTTTGTATTTAACTTTATATTCATACTTACCGAAAGCTTTAGCCATGGATTGCATCCACTCTTTAGCTTCCATCTTTAAATACTTTCTCTACATTACCAGTAGAAGGATGGAGTTCGTATTCATATTCTTTAATTGTCTCAACAGAAGATGGTTTCTTCTTACCAAAAATCTTATCAAAGTTGGCTTCAAAGATTTCTCTATCAGTAAATGGTCTGGGTGTTGATCCTTTGCTCATATGCTCAATATATATCTTATAGATATACAAGTCAATAGTATGTTTGCTTGACTTAAAAATATTTATCGCTTATATTACTCATACGGGGCCATTACCCAGCCCTCCTAAATGTAGTAGCTGACAGATAGGGATAAACGTGTTTAATCGGTGGATTCTCCTTAACGGTTGCTCTCGGATGAGATCAAGTAACAGTATCGGGGATCAGACCACTGGGGATGTAGCGTAGTGCATTACATCTAAACTAGATAAACGAGAAGCTACAATCCATCTGGATTAGTAAGATAATTTAAACAATACTGTTTATTATCGGGTTAGGTCTATTATTCGCACGAACTCTATCACATGATCTTCTATATTACCTATAAGCTACTAGATACCCTGGTGTTTGCTTTGTACTTAATCTATATATTTGTAAAGGCAGTCAGTAGGTAAGGTTTGCTTTTGTCAAGACATACCATCTACCAGACACCCTTTGATATCATATCGTATCAATAATGAGATCAATTGTTCTCTTTTCTACTACAAAAGTTATACTCCAGTAAAACAAATGTGTAATATGCTACACAGTTTATTAAAGTTTCATGCACTTTTAGAGACTATGTATATGATTGTGTTAAGTAATCTCAAAAAAGTAGGAAAAATTTGTGTGGGATACCCTCCCTATAGGTGGGCTATAGGGGGGGCAACATGTGCCTTCACGAATTATGAAAGTCATCTCAAATAATAGGGCATCTTATGAAATCATTGATGTATAGGGCATGTCATCGAAGCCCTGTGAATTATTAAGGATGCCAAAGGAACGTATAGCCGTCTTGATGTATGCTCTATGAACCTAGAGCCATGCGGGTTTTGACTTCAGATGGTGTTAAGCCCTGTGAAAGCAAGCGTTCAGCAAGGATCAGGTCAGCTTCTTTTGAGATACTCATAAACAAGCTAGTTAAGTCATCATCTTCCTGAATTGCTGATTGATTAACCTTCAATGGTTGCACGCTATCCTCTAACTGATTGATAACTTTATTAGTCTTTAATATCTCACTGATATCAGCATTAGTGAATTGATGCTCTTTTAAATCATCATCTTTAATCTTTTCGTCGTAGATAATCCGCCTAGTATTGCCTTTCAACATAGGAAAATAGTTTGACTTTGTTTCAATAATGCCTTGTGCTTCTAACTTGTTTAGATGTTTGAGGATGTTTTGAGGGCTGCACTTTAAATCTTTTGCAATAGTCTTTAGACTAACAAAACTATAGCCGCCTCGATTGCAATAACTAGCAAGGATTGCCAATACTCTTAAATTCTCCCCTGATACTTTTCTATTTAAAAAGGCCTTCAAAGGAACCACACAGAAGCGCCTTTGATCCTCATTTTTAACTGTCTTTAGCTTTATTTGCTCAGGGATATGATAAGTTTTATTTATTGAATTGCTGTCATTCATATAAACATTGTATCAAAAATAAGTGTTTTAACCTATTGACATCTTTTAAAAATAGGCGCAATGTTCACACATCGCAGCAACACAAGCGATATTTTAATAAACTATAAAAGGTAAATAAAATGATCACTAAAAAAGAAGCCATTACAATTTCAAACTTAATAGCCGATATGAACAGCGCACGCCGTATTAGCGATGATTTCAGAACTGACAAAGAAACTAACAATATCATGAACAAAGACTCATCAACGCAGCAGCGTTTAGAATGGGAATATTGGGTAAGGTCTTTAGAATTAGAATTGCAGCTGCTAAAAGAATTTGGTATTAGCGAGCATTCCTCAGAAAAAGCGGCTGAAAAGATAACTGAACTTGAACAGTATATTCAATCTGGTAAAACTCATCTAAGATATCAGGAAGCTGCTTAATGCGATCTTATAAGGCGTTAGCAATAGCGCCTTATGCGGTCAGCATTGACCATTTTTATAAACTTTGAAAGGTACATAAAATGAAAACGAAATATTCAAGCAATAAAGAATTGACCCATATTTGGGCAAATGATCCAGATTCTAGCGTATATAAAAGCGCTAATTCTATGTCATGCCATTGGGGCAAGTTATATTCTTATAACACTGTCATTGCTCAAATAGTAACTGAACCCGCTGGGCGTGATACTGTCATTATCAATACAGGCAGCTTTAGCAATACCACAGCAAAACAGCAGCGTTTATCTAGAGACGCCTCGCGTCATTATGATGTCATTTATGTGGATATTCCAAAATGGGGGCTTGATAGCCTTGTTTATGGCCAAAATGATTTTGATCAGCTTATTAAAGAAGCGGGAGAAAAAGAAGCTGCTGCATTATTAGTAAAAGCCTCCCGCTCTCGCATTCATGCCACGCGTTATTATGGCTATGCTTTAGACATATTAGAAAATTTAGTAAAATACGCAGCATTCTTTAAACTAGATTACACTTCCCCAGATCTTACGGCTATTCAAGCGCAAGCTGTAGAAGCTGCAAAACTTCAAAAGATTAAAGATAATGAAGCCAAAGCATTAAGAATCATAGAGCAAGCGGAAGCGCTCGAAAAATGGCGCGCGGGTCATGATGTACGTAATAACTTTGAACTCACAGCGTTACGCATTAAAGATGATGAGATTCAAACAACACGCGGCGCTCGCATTCCCCTTGATCATGCTATTAAGTTTTGGGGCTTAATTAAGTCATGGCATGAAAAAGGCATTCAGTACGTAAAAGATCATCATTCAATCCATTTAGGCAATTATTCAGTTAATAGATTTGAAAATGGCATTTTAACTGTTGGCTGTCATTCCATACCATATAGCGAGATCGAATCAATCGCGCATCAATTACGTTTAAATTAAGGGGCTAATTATGACTAACTTATTAAAGAACTGTTGTTATTTAGTATTAGGCTTTATAAGTGCTTATTGTTGGCTCTTACTATTACTAGGATTATAAAATTATCTCTAAGGGCGTTTAAATAGCGCCCTTAGGGGCTAATTTTGGCCAAAACCATGAAAGGTATATAAAATGTTATCACTTAAAATTAATGCTTATCGATATCAAGATTTAGATAATGATGCAAAAAAAGAAGTTATCTATTGGCTTGATTATAACCCTCAGGAATATGAAAAAGAAGAC